ACATGTTCGCCTTAACGCTGCCATCAGGCTTTACTTCGTAGATCAGTTGATCCGGCTTCTTCTCGACAACTCGCATCGGCTGGTAGGGCCGCGACATACAGGCATAACGCCATTCGTCCGCCGCGTGGTCCTCGCCGTCTGTGTCAAGGTCTTCCGGCTTGTCCAGGTCGTGCTGCAGTGCTGGTATGGTTCGTATCGAGTCAACACACGTCGAGAAGCAGTAGATCATCGGGCGGCCTTCTTCGCCCTTCATGCGCTGGCGCATCTGATCCCAGCCACCAAGCGCGCCCATTTGGGCCACGCGCTTGTTATCAGCCCTGCGGAACGTCACACCAACCTTTGCCATGCGCTCAGCAATGGATGGGCCGCCGTCAACAGCGAAGGCTGCAGGGTCTATTACGCCGTACGTGATCTTCTCGCCGGGCTGCTCTTTGGCGAGAATGCCCAAGGCGACTTCCTCGGCGGTAAGCTTAAGTCCTGTGTTGGGGGCTGAACTGCCATACCATTCGCGATAGCGGACGAGCGAACCGCGGGGAAGAACGCCACTCTCCGTTTCGTAATCATCGCCCACCACCGTCCACCAACCCACAGAAAAAGGACGAGCAGAACCCCAATCTGCAGCACGAAATCGAAGCCACTCACCGGGGACCTCAAAGGGTCGGACGACATGCTTGTCCAGTTCCCAGCAGTCAAAGAATGCGCCTTCGATTACCGACCAGTCACCCTCTAGCCACGCCTTGACCAGTTCTTTAGATCCCGACGCCTTGAGCTGCTGGATATAGCTCTCGTCCAGGAACTTGTTGTCGTGAACCCGGCTCGGGATATACACCCGCTCAAGGCCGCTCACTGCATCCTTGATAAGCTGGAAACCCAAGGGAGCAGGATCAATGTATCTAGCTCGAACCCATTGATGTCCTGGACCACCAGGATTGCCGGTCGCCCGAAATCCAACAGGCACGCCAGCGCCTGATCGTAAGGTAGCCATGAGCTTGAGGATTGGCCGATCACTAGGAAAGTTTCCGATCTCCTCGAAATACAATCTCGTGTAGCTGTGGCCTTGGTACCCCTCGGCATCGCTGTCCCTCTCCAGGTAAGCGAACCTGAGCCGCGCCCCATTCGGCGCCCGCCACATCTTGTCCTGTTCGTGATAGGTCCAGCCAAGCGGGGTATAGATCGCCTTGCTGCGCTCGATCGTCTCAACCAGTTCCGTCCGCTGCCGGCGGATCATCAGACCAATGGCGTCCTTGCCGTAGCTGTCGGCATGCTCCAGGAAATCCCCTAGAACGCCATCAGTCTTGCCGCCGCCTCGTGCCCCTCCAAAGAACACCTCGAATACAGGGCATGAGATCAGGGCAGTCTGCGGGCCCGGCTGTGCTTCCCAGATTACTGTATAGTCGGGTTCGGAGCGTTCTGCTCTTGCCATGTTTCTGGATCAGCCGCCTTGTTCGGGAGCCGCGCGACATACCGATGGACGACTTCGGTCTTGTTCTCGGTAGAACTCAGATCAGGTATTGATTTGCGCAATAGGATTTCAGCCGAGCGCACTTGCGTCGGGGACAATTCGACTTTGCCAAACACATGATCCTGCAACCGATTTACGAGCTGACTGGCTTGGATTTTTGCCCTTGTCTCGTCGTCATGTCGGATCTTAACGGATCGGGCGGCCATAGTTCACTCGCTGTCCTTATCCGTCTGTTCATCCGGCCAGTCGTGATCTGCTCGAAACTCGTTTGGCTCTTTGAGTTCGATCATTGGCCCCATCTCGATTACCTTGGCTTCAATGAGCTTTGGGTTGGGCTTGGGGATGAATTGAATTATTTGAGCGGTCATTGCCACTGCACCAGTTCATCGTAATCGCGAGGCTCCCAGACTACGATCGTGCCGAAATTGCTGTAACTCGGAACATTGGTGGTCCAGACTCCAGCGAAGAAGCCCCAGTGCGAAATGCTCATGATGACCTCCAATGAAAAACCCGCGGCCAGTTTCCCGGCGCGGGCGCAAATCAAGATGTTGCCCGATTTGCGTTGATTTGGTTAAACCTGTCAAGGGCGATCATCCGATACCCCACAATCGCGCCAATCTATACCCGGCATCCTTCACTAGTTCTGCCGCGCCTGCGATGGCCTGCGGTTTGCTATTCCAACCGATCGCCTGCCCGCAAACCTCAAGATTTTCCTCTTGGCACACGAACCGATCCACAACGGCGCTGGAACGCATTCCGAGGCACTGCTGAGCCTCTCGCCAGCGTTGACGGTGAAATACCTGCCCCTCGCTCTTGGGCATCCCAGCGGGGCCGCCAAGGCCGCCTGAGAATATCCGGTCGAGATCAAGCGAACCGATATGCGGAGACTGTCCGGCGTGATACCAGTGATGGCGGTATTTCTGCAGCGCTGAATGCTCGGCGCCCGATATGATCCGCTTCTTGAAAGCGCGATCCAGCGGGCAATCGCGCATCGTATAGGTCTTGACGCCGCGGTCCTCCCCGCCAAGGGCGAAATCAGTTCCAGCCATCCGAAGGCGCTCTGGCGTCGGCGACCCGTGAATTTCAATCGACGGACACTCAGGATTGGGAATCCCTTTCCTGCTTGCTGGGATTACGGTGCGGCGGATGTTTTTAGTTCTCACTTGAACCCCTGTCATTCTGCAGCCTCGCGATGGATGATTATTTCAGGTGCCGGACTGTCCTCGGTCTCACCACGCATGACGGGCAGTCGGTTCGATAGCCACTCAACAAGGCCAGGCCTGGCCTGATAGTGTTCCACGATCTGGCTCCAGCTCGGAGCTTTTTCCGTCCATTCCTTGATGACGCGCTTTTCGTTCATGACATCAGCCTCAGCGTTGGCTTTCCGGTTTCAGGAAGTGGAGCCGGATCCATCGCCTGCTCGATCGTTACTGCCGACAACAGGCGATTAAGCTTCCAAGCTTGAGCCTTGAACGGTTCAAGTTCCTCTTCGCAAAGCCGCCGCAGCGCGCCAGGGCTTGGCGCAAAATCGATGTTTCCCTTGCCGATATCGCCGCGTACCCAGCGCTTGATGGCCGCATCGAGCGCCCAAGGGGCGATATCCGAGACGGCCTCATGGTAGAAGCTGAGCCTTGCTTCTGCCGCCTCGTTAGTGGTGTTTCCAGCCGCCGGATACCCGAGCATGAGGTTTATCAGGAGCGATAATCTCGCCTTCGAGCACTCCTTCGGATCCAGGTTCGCACCTGTCGTTACCCGCTGAATTTCTTCCAGTCGGCTCGTCAGGTGCTTTCGTTCGTCCTCCGACAGCCCCATCCCCGAAGGAAAATTCACCCTCGTTGGCTGGCCCGGCCATTTCACCGTCCCCAACGATTTTTCGAGCCGCGCGAAGGCCAGCGGCAAAGATAGCATCATGTCCAGTCGTTCGCGGATTTCCAGTTCTTTGGCCATTTCTGACTCCAGTGGGCTGATATTTTTTGATATCGCGCATGCGGTTACGCCAGGTGGCTTTCCAGTTGAGCTTCACGCCCTTGGCACCAGCAACGCTCGACCAATAATCGATGAATTGAGGCGTCTCGGCCTCTACCGTGTCCGGTGGAATTCCAAGGGACGCGGCGAACGCGCGATCTTCGTTGTCAATTGCGAAGTCCGGTGGAATTCTTGTCCCGCGCGCAATCCTCTTACTTTCTTTCTTTTCCTTAACTTCTTCTTTAACTTCCTTATTGGAAGCACCTTCTTTACTACTAAGTATACTAGACGCGTCCGGTGGATTCCGGTGGATTCCGGTGGAATGTCCGGTGGACACAGGTGGACATCCGGTGGAATTTGCGGACATGCGTTTCCGCCTTTTCCGCTCACGATCCCATGCACGGCGCTTGTCGATAGTCGAAGTGTCCACCGGACGGACAAATGTCTCCTGTCCGGTGGAAACGGCCCTCGCCGCCATCGCCTCTTCGAGTGTCGCAACAGCGCTGACAATCAATTCCACCGGAATTCCCTTGCCGTGCATGTCCGCAATCATGTTTGCAATCGGAGTTTTCAACCAGCCATTCCCAATGCGTGCATGTAGGTCGCGAGGATCGCTTCAGCTTCCGCGCGCTTGTTCTGATCCTGCCGGCGGATCGCGACGATCTTCCGAACCGTCTTGACGTCCAAGCCGTTAGATTTTGCCTCCTGGTAGATTTCCTTGATGCCCTCGGCGATCTCAGCCTTGGCGTTTTCCTCGCGCTCTACGCGCTCTACAATCGATTTAAGCTGGCTGTTGTCGCCTATTCCGATGCTAGGCTCGCTCATGCTGATCCTCGGTTTGAGTTTTGGGGAAGCGGTTCAAGTGCTGCTCTTCACGAAGAGCCCAAGCAGTTCCGTCGATTAGAAAGTTCACCAGATGCGCCTTGGCGATTTCGATCTGGATCAGTTCATCGGAACCGAATGCCTGGATGTTCAGCATGTAGCGGCCGGGGGCTGGCGTGGTTAGATATGCCAATTTTGCGATAGTCATGCCCGCTCCCACTTGCTGCACGCCTCAGCGCGAACGAGAATGTCGCTGCCTCGACCGCCGGTCCATTTTGCTTGGGCCAGCCTGCATTTGTGATATTGCTTGCCCATGCTGTTGATGACGTGATGCTGGCACGAGCCGCACGTCTCGCCCTTCGGTCCAGTACCTGGATGATCGGCATAGCCCCGCGGCTGGATGTAGTGCTTGCCGCGCGGCTTCACGGTGACGGTTTCGCCGCCGATCGTCGTGAAGGTCAGTTGCGCTGGACCGCTCATGCCGCCCTGGCCTCTTTGCGAAGCTGGCGCACCATCAGCTTTTTCAGACGCTCAGTGAGCAATGCCTTGCGCTCAGACCGAGGCTTGCAACGGCGAGCTTGCTCCAGCGTCTCGAAATACTGCTTGGCGATCGTCTTCATGCTTCCT